CATATTCAACACCTATTTCCAAATAGACATCATTTACATTTGTTAGTTTGTTTATAATGCTCGATCTGGAAACCAAGGGTGTATTAAATTTGGGTCGCTGCATATCTACATTTATGATTTCATAATCGGCAACCGATAAGTACATAAGTTTAAAATAATTAATAAGTATTTCATTTGGTGTATCGCTAAGTGAATATAATTTCATACGGTCGAATTTATAGCGTTCAATTCTGTTTTGCAAATAAGATAAGGAACATTTGTTGTCCAACACAATAAAATCGTTTCGGGGATTTTCATACAACTCGTTAATTCTATCTAAATTAGCCAGCAAACTATCGAACCCAATAATACAATATTGTTTATCGTAATCATTATTAACTATTAAATTACAATAGTTGTGCTGATACGTGTTTACATCTCTCTCCCAAATTTTGGAATGATGATAACAGTAGGTTTCATCTTCATACGCATTCTTGTCTTTCATTTTTTGATGAATATTGAAATTATCATAATAAATTTTAGAAATAAATTGGGGTCCGATGCGATTAATTTCCGAATTCCGAATTAATGAAAAATTATTATTCGAATCGTTCATATATTGAATATATCCCAATTTATGTATTTTGGCTATGTTAGTTGATATGGCTGTTTTAAGTATGATTTCATAATCGTCACAAATAGGTAAATATTCGGAATAGTTGCCCATGTCCATCAATGTTTGTCGTCGCCATATTCTTGGGTGATTTGGACAGCAGACCAAATGGCTTAGCGTAATATTATTAATATTCGGCGTTATATAAATTAGTCGCCATTTATCGTTGTATTTTTGCGAATAATACCCCCCATATCCCTTGCATATAAAATCACCATACCATTGATTATTGCCGTTTTCATAAACGCAGGCGCAATCGAAATAAATAAAGCCTATGGTAGGATTTTTGTCAAAAAGGTCGGCAGACTCTTGCAACACATAGGGCATCAATTCGTCATCATGATCCATTTCAAGCACGTATTTTCCACGACACAATCCAATAGTTTCATTTTTAACATTACCAATACTGCCATTGTTGGACGACTTGCGGAAAAATCGGATACGTGGGTCGTGAAACTGTTCTCTTAAAAATTGGAAATGCTTGTCGTCAGGCGAATCATCTACAACAACCCATTCCCAATCGATTAATGTTTGTTTCATTAAACTGTTATATACACGTAGAATTTTGGCATATGAATTATAGGATGGTGTAAATAAGGAAAACGTTGGTCTCGTTTTTTCACGGTCAACTGAGCATATATTTATGTACACGGAATTAACAAAATTATTAAAGTGTTCTATAGTCATATGCGCAGACAAATCTGGTTCGTAATTGATATGAATATGTCGAATTAACATAGCGGGGGAAATAACGGTAAGTATTTCATTTTTAGCGTCCGTATCAGATGCATCATATGTGATTACCATATGAAAATTAGAATTATGCAGTTGCTTAACATGCTCGACCGAATTAGCAATAAATACGGAACAATTTAATGCATTACTGTGCTCTATTAAAAAATTATCTATGTTTGCATAGATGTCTTTTCTATACACTATGACAAAAGGGTATTTCATTATATTTTATATATGATGAAATGTTTAAATTGTAATTTTTATTAAATATATTATTTGATACCTTTCTCAAAGGTATCGCCAAATTTAAATGCCTTTTATACCTTTAAGAAAGGTATAGCCAAACACCAAACATTTAAAAAAATCATATTCATTATACATAGTAATGCCTTTCCTAAAGGCATCTAATGGATTATTTGGCGATACCTTTCCTAAAGGTATCTAAAGGTATCAAATCTAATATTCAGGCGAATGTTTTTTAAATAAGCACCCTTGTGGCGTTATGTTTTTTATTTCCCCAGTGACTATTTGCGGATTTTGATGATCGCAATTAGTCATCCAAATTTTAACAATACAGAAATTTTTTTTGGGTGAAATAGTGATACCAGACACATTATTTACAAATCCATTGTTAGTGCTAATTGTTTCTCCTACTAACACGTAAGTTAAATCTCTCCAAACTTCAAACACATGTTTATTCGATACCTTGTAAGAGAAGCACCCACCATGCTTATTTTTCGGGTCTTCCCACATAGGCATAATTCCATTTCGCATAATAAACAACATGCAATTTTTAATTAAATCAGGGGGCAACGACTCAGTAATTGCAATGGTTTCTTCTAAAGTTGAATATTGACATACTTTTTTATAACTTTTGGAAGTCCAATCAGCATCCTGCGGTAAATGTGCCCATAAATTCCACTTATATCTTAAATTATGAACAACTGATTTCTCAATAATACTTTCGGTCGCCATGGTTGTATGAGTGGACTCCATAATACATATTTGCTTCAATTTTTTTAAATAAGTTTTATATATATATATATTTATTGTCGCTTATTTTTCTCTTCAATAGTGTCATCCGTAAGTAATGTATACGTATTTTCATGAAACACGATACGTTGCTTCGGTGACATAGTGAATATGTTCGCATTGTTATCAATTATAGTTACAGTGTAGTCAAAAATCGACACATCGCCAGAATATTTCGCTACATGAATTAGATAATATTTAAAGAAATTGGCGTTCAATACGTTGTTAACAACATAAAATGTATAATCAGGCGTTTTCAACAATATATTAAAAGTAAGCGAATTGTACTGAATACCTACCTGTATAAAATTCACATTAGACAACTTGCATTCGATACGTTCAGGACAGCTTGTTAAAAACATTTTATGTAAGCGTTCGGTTTCGTCGTTTTTATAGTTTATAAGAATACTACACAACTTATCACATTCAAACGCGTTTCGAATTACGGGCAACAAACGATGTTCTAGTAAAGTATGTACGCAACATACAGCGCCTGTAGAATTATCAATATGATGGATTGTTTGCATTTTTAATTCAGGTGATACTTTTAGATAGACCATTGTTTTTTTTACATAGGACGACGTTATGCGCGATAGTTGGTTGAATTTTATTTGACATAAGCTAAACAAGTATAATAAATTATATCCTAGGCTTATCAATGCTTGTTTCAATGTTGCAAAGCGAAAAATGTTATGCATTACATTAATAATTAAATAACATTTAAGTTGTTTTTGAATAGATTATTCAAAAAGGGGGTCGGGCGATTCCGAGTAGGACACATCTATATACTTATTTATTGTATTGGTTGCATTTGAGGCATTAGATGCATTCATGGACGTATATATTAAATTTCCTCCTTTATTGGAATTTACATCAATGTGTCCATTAGATGGATCTAGTCCAAAAACATAAAGCAATATGGCTATAATTAGTGACATAAAAATAAAGGGAATAAACACGATAATCCAAGCAATTGTTCCCATGCCCGTATAACATAACGTATTTAAAAGTATTGTAATAATTATCATAACAATTACTTTTAAAAATGCGGTATTATAAAATCCTTTAAATGTATCAATGACTATCTGGGTCAACGAAAATGCTACATATATTAATGCTGGCGCGCATAAATCAAACATATATTATATGTAGAAAATATGTCTATTTAAGCGTTAAAAATTGGTTCGCCATCATTAATTACTCCTACCTGTTTTCCGATTTCGCCGTCTGCCAACATTTCATATAAGATACCATTTTCTTCGCTAGTAGCGTAATAAGTTACATCGTCGATTTCAATTTCAAATACTTCTTCCTCGGCATCCTCTTCCACTGCTTCTTCTACATCTGTCTCTACCTCTTTTTCTGATTCAGTTTCCTCAATAATTAGTTCTATTTGATTTGGCTTGACAACTTCTACCTCTTCTTCTACCTCTGCTTCTACCTCTGCTTCTTCTACCTCTGCTTCTTCTACCTCTTCCTCTTCCTCTTCCACCTCTTTCTCTTCTACAACTGCTTCCGATACTTCTTCCTCTGCTTCTTCTACAACTGCATCTTCTACCTCTGCTTCCGCTACATCTACTGGTTCGTCATAAACTACTTCTTCCTCTTCTACAACTGCTTCCGCTACTTCTTCCTCTTCTACAACTGCATCTTCTACAACATATTCTACAACATCTTCTACAACTGCATCATCTACTACTTCTACCTCCACCTCTACCAATTCCACTTTACATTTAATAGTCGCATCTATGTCTACTGGTTCATTGTCGGATTGCTTACATTCAATTACATCTATCGTAGGACTTGCATCTATCGTTTGACTTGCATCTATCGTTTGACTTGTATCTATCGTTTGACTTGCATCTATCGTTTGACTTGCATCTATCGTTTGACTAACATCGTTGTTAGGTAATTCTGGTTCTTCATTTGTAACAATAACTGTTTCGTAAAGAACATCTTGCTCAAAAGGTGTTGGAATTTGCATTTGGGTATCATCGGAATTCCAATAGTCCTTTAACAACCAAGGTCGTTCACCTCCAGGCAATTCCTTGTTGACTGGAACAATAGGTTCCTCATGAATACATGGTAACGTATTTTTATTACGTAATTCGGTTTCCAATGCCTCAATACGTTGCGTCAACTTTTCAATATTTGAAGTCATATAATTCCATTGCGTTGTTAGTTTAGCTGTTAAAATATCATTGAAATTATATATTTCTTTTGAACATTTGTCAATGTTTAACGTCATGTGTTCAAGTTCAGCATCTTTATATTTATACTGATATTCATAGGTAGACGTTATTTTGTTAGTTATCATAGTAGTCAATTCGCTTTTTAATTCACTTTTTAAGGCGTCCATGTTCATTTTACCAAGGCAATTATGGTCTTGTGGTTGTTCTAGGTTAGACAGGTCTGGGTCAACAGAAGATTTTCTCATTTGTTGCAACATGGAATACATTTGCTCGATAGTCGTAATTTGAATTAATTTTTCAAGATTATTCATGTTCATAGTCGTAGTCATCTAATAGATGATATGATATAACACTATTCGTTTAATATGATTTAAATAATATTTAATTTAAGTATATATGTCTGACGGAATAAGTTTTTTTAGTAATGAGGATGTGGATGCCCACCTAGGCACAGTGATGTCGCAAACAAATTATACTAAAGAAGAAGCATTGAATAAGTTACAATTATTTAATGGCGATTATATGATGGTCATACGTGATTACCTGGGTGTTCCAGAGAAGAAAAAAGAAAAAATTAAATCCGTTAACCAAGAAATTTTTAGGCAAATTAGACTAACATTGGATAGTTCAATGAAAGAATATAGGGACAAGCACCCAATTAATGTGGAACAAGTTATTGAAAATTTCAGAGAATCCGAAGAACGTGAAAAGATGCGCATAAAATAATGTAAATAATACAATAAATATAATAAAATAATATCATAACGCAGTTGGCGTGCGATATGGTATTATTTAACTAACCGTGCCAAATTTTTCATTCAATATCGAATTTTTATTTGGTCTATTTTTTCGCAACTTGGTCTTTAGATAATAATTATTGGAAGGAATGATTTTGTTATTTAAAATAAATTCATCATTATCTTCGTGTAATTCGGGCAATATTCGCGTAAGTGGTTTATCAACAATCAAAAATAATCGTTCATTTTTTAATAATGAACGGTACTCTTGTATTGATAAATTCCCATAATATTTATTCAACATGTAATAGGGATTAGGGGCGGGTTTTACATTCTTTTTATATTCGTAAATTTTGGCATAAATGTTGTTAAATAAATGATATCGTTCAAATTTAGTGGAACTGTCTATGTTTTCATTCATTAAATAAGCAACCCCACATTCGGGACTACAAAAACAGCCATAGACATGATAGGAACCATTTATTATATGCTTGGGGATATAAATAGGGGGATTATCAAATTCACATGTGTCCCAAAAACAACAGGAACGCTTGTTATTCACATAATTGACATGTAAATTATGCTCCAATTGTTTTAGTTTTTTCCAAATTCCCTTAGTTACATCTTTACAAATACTTACGTCATCATTGTCATCATCGTCGTCTCCGCTATCTATATCATGTGTATCGTCATGATTGTTTAAATGTTCGTTGTCCTTTTCTTTATTGTTAGTTTCATTCCCAAGTAGTTCGTA